GGACCCACAGGTCCTAGTGGAAGTATTGGAACAGTAACATTAGATGATCTTTCAGATGTAATTATAACAACTCCAGCTTCAGCACAAATTGTAAGATATAATGGAACCAACTGGGTAAACGCAGCAACTACAAATATTACATCATTAGGTACGATCGCTACTGGAACTTGGAACGGAACAGTAATCGGTTCCACTTATGGCGGAACTGGTGTAAACAATGGTTCTAGTACAATTACACTTGGAGGAAACCTTGTTACTTCAGGGGCATTTGCAACTACATTGACCGCAACAGGCACTACAACTGTAACACTTCCAACTACAGGAACATTGGCAACTCTTGCTGGAACAGAAACATTTACCAACAAAACATGGCAAGGGACTTTGATTGGTGCGACCTACGGTGGTACAGGAGTAAATAACGGTGCTAATACTATTACCCTTGGTGGAAACTTTACAACATCTGGAGCATTCACTACTACCCTTACGGTAGGTGCTAATACCAACGTAACTCTTCCAACTTCAGGTACACTTGCTACACTTGCGGGAACTGAAACATTTACTAATAAAACTTTTACAAGCCCAGTAACCAATAGCCCAACTCTAACCCTTTCAACTTCATCGTCTACAACAGATGCTAGACTATCTTGGGATAGCACCAATAAGAAATTGCAAGTTGGCAATGGAACAATATCATTAGACTTTGCTTCTTCTAATGTCGTAACTAATGCTCAAACAGCTAGCTACACTCTTGTATTAGCTGATAAAGATAAACTGGTAGAGGTAAGTAATGCTTCAGCTAATACCCTAACTGTTCCATTGAATGCTACTGTTGCTTTTCCAGTTGGAACTCAAATTACAATACTTCAAACAGGCGCAGGAGCAACTACAATCACTGCAACTGGTGGCGTTACGATAAATGCTACCCCTGGTTTGATATTAAGAGCACAGTGGTCTTCTGTTACGTTAATAAAAAGAGCTACTGATACTTGGGTTGCACTTGGAGACTTGAAAGCTTAATCTTTCTTAATGCACCAAAAGTTAGTAGAGCACCAACGATACCCACTCTTTATTTCTTTGACTTGATGTGGGAATTCATCTTTAGCTGGAAAGCATATAAACATTCCAGGTTCTGGTTTAATAAGTAAATCTTGTTCAGGGAAATAAATTTCACCACCCTCATAATCGTTATTATAGTAAAGTACCGAACTAAGGTCTCTAGTTGGATGTCCAGCACCAGTTTTTAAACCAACACTTTGATTTTGAGCAGATCCATGATCTAGATGAACTGGCATTGAATCTCCAGTTGTCATCTCCACAACACTACTTACTCCCTCATCGTAAACCTTGCAATTAAATGAAGTTTCCATAATATCTTTCAACACATTATAGTACTTACCCAATAGCTCAGGAAGAACAGGGCTGCCATTCCCAGCATAAACACCAAATGGTGAATATCCAGATTCATCAATCGTAACTGGTGTATTTTTTAGATATAGTACAATTTGTTCTAAATCTTCTTTATCTATAATATTTTTAATAATATAAATCTTATCCAAAATTAGCTTCCTTAGAAAATATTGTCTTAGCATATAGCTCATAGTCGATCTTGTCTCGATACGCCCAATGTCTAGTAAAGGATCTTTCTCCAGGTAAAAATCCGCCCTTCACTGCATGGACTATTCTGGATAAGTCTATTAAAATGAAATCGCCTTCACTCCAATTCCACCAAAAAGCATCTTGTTCTTTTTCTACAATTTCCGTAAAAACCCATTCAGTAATTTCTTTATATAGTTTAATGTCTAGAGTAGAAGGTTCACTTACGCCAACTCTGCAAAGCGCTTCTCCGTTATGGTATGGATGTAGTCTTAGTATTTTTTTACCATTATTAAGATGAGAGATAACACAGGGTCTTTCTATATTTAAGTCATCTGCGTCTCTTATGAAACAATTGTCTAAAAATGTTTTCCATTCATCATTTAGTCTATAATACAAAGCAGAAGAGTCAATAAAACCTGTTGCACCAAATTCATTAGAACAAGTAAATTTATTCATTTTCCACGACGCTGCTACTTGAGGTCTAGCTCTTTCTACATGCTCTAAATGCCAGTGTATAAATAAGTCATCAATAGAACGTTCTTGATTTTTAATCATTTCAAAAGTTACCATATGGTCTTCTGAATAAGACTTATCAATATAACCCCAGTTTAACTTTTCGCCGAACAAAGACATAAAGTCTGATTGTTCTCTATCGTTTAGATTTATTTTAGGAAATATAAGTAAACCATTTTCTAAAAATAACTTTATATAATCATCTACATTAGATTGAATATTTTTTAAAGAAGAGTTTGTTATTATGCTGTTCATTTCATCCTAATTTCGTAATAGTATAGAAAGATGGAGTTGTATATCTTTCCCCAAAAATAACCGGCTTAACTCCATGAAGGTAGTTAATGTCGCCCGGATGAGCTACTGCTAAACCTGGTTTAGGTTTAATTATTAGATCATAGTCTGGATAATATAATTCTCCACCCTCAAAGTCGTCATTATAATAAATTAAAGAGTTTATATCGTAAGTGGGGAAAGGATTAGGTCTCCCATCATTCATCTGCTTATCGGCATGAGGTCTTTGTTCCATACCAGGTCTCCATTTAATAATTACTGGTGGCCTAGTAGAAAGTTCTACATTAAAGCAATATTCTAAATAAACTTTCATCTTTTGAATATATTTATCTATAATGTTAAAAACATCTATATTAATTCGTTCTAAAATATCCCAACTACACTGCCTATCTGTCCAGTAAGACGAATCATAGGTACATGTTCCATCTTCAGCATATTGATTTTCCCCTGCGTCCATCCATTCATTGATGGTGGGAAGAAATTTTTGAATAACCTTAAGGTCATCTAGGTCTATAAAATTATTAATTATTTTTATATTATTAATAGATTTGCCAAAATGACCTGGCTGAACAAGCGATTTTTCCATGCTAAACTCCTTGCTATCTCAGATTTGACTATTGTCAAAAGTCTGTGATAGAGTATACCATTAAGTTCGCTAGGAAACTAGCTAAAAACTGGAGATTAAATTGGAAATTTTTAACATTGAAGAACCAAAACTAGGGATAATCCTATATAGAAACGCCATATCAGAAGATACTAACATTCCTGCAAGACTAGAGAATACACTAAAAGATAGCAGTCATGAATACTTTAAGTGGAATGAGGCTATGGTTGGATATAACGAAAAAATGCCAGAGTACAGAGATTGTTATGATTTAAAAATTGGACCAAAACATTGGCAACATCTTCCAGAAGAATTATCTGAAATTAAAAATGTTTACGATGATTACAATTTGGTTTTGACTACATGTTTAGCAGACTATGAAAAAAGATATAATTTTAAAATGGAATTTATGGAAGCAATTAATTTCATAAAATATGGAGAAGGTCAACATTTTCAAGTTCACACAGATTCTGGCTTTTCTTACTTTTGCACACTTTCATCAGTTGGATTTTTCAATGACGACTATGAGGGTGGAGAACTTTGGTTTCCTTATCTAAATTTAAAATTTAAAGCTCAAAAGGGAGATGTTATCTTTTTCCCTTCAACTTATATCTATGCACATGGATCCCAAGCAGTAACAAAAGGAACTAAATACAGTGCCGTCACAATGTATAATTACAATGAAATTGGGCAGTCAGTTACCCCATCTTCTGGACTTCAATTAGCACCCCTACCGATTCTATAAAAAGCAGACTAAAATGGAAAAAAAAAATCAAGAATCAGTTATAGAATATGCTGACGATAACATATACGATTTTTCACTTAAATCCATAGATGGAGAAGATGGGATACTTGCAAAGCTTAAAGGAAAAGTTTCCATCCTATTTAACGTAACAGGAGAATGTGCTAACTCGCCCCAATATACAATAATTCAAGATATATATAACGAATACAAAGACTTTGGCTTTGAAGTATTAGCGCTACCCAGTACAGATTTTTGCCAAGATGCCTATGGTCAATTTGCAGACTCTAACTCCAGCGCAGAAAATATGAGAGATCATATGAAGCAATTGTATAAGACAGACTTACCATTTTCTGAGATGGTAAATATCCTAGATGCAAGTAAGGACAAAGAAGATTATAAAAGAGTTAGAGAAGAGCACGATAAGACTGATGTGGATTACTATGAGCCAAAGGGTGAAATGCATCCTCTTTTTAAGCAGTTTCAAAAAGACGGTGATTTAATTCATGGTAATTTTGAAAAATTTATTGTATCTAAAGATGGTTCTAAATATGTAAGATTTTGTAATTCAGACTTATTGGAAATGGGATATCAAAGTGGAGCAAGAAACATTTCTCCCGAACAAGCTTTGCAAAATATTAAGAAAGCTATAGAAGCATTTATAAAAGAAGAATATGACGAAAATAACGTTAACTAAAACCCACCAAAACCCACCAAAAATACAACAGTCTAGACTCAAAAGAGACTGGATGGATGAAACTTATAACAAGCACGCCTACAAGTGTTTGCCAATGTCAGCGGCTAATGTTAACGGCTGGGAGTTAGTCTTACAGCAGGATGTTGTAGTCCAATGGGACGGAGGGAACACCACACCTAGAGTTTTAGAGGGTGAATTTTTAGATGGTAGACCTGTTGTAATCCCTTCTATAATTGGCATCATGTCCTTTGCCACAGGATGGGCTATCAATACCGAAGAAGGATATGACACCTGGATAACTGGATCTCCAAATTATTTTATAGATGGGGCAGCCCCGTTATCTGCCACTATCCCAAGTTCTTGGTGGCCAGATGAATTTAATATGAATTGGAAGATAACCAGAATTGGAGAACCTGTCAAATTTGAAGCAGGTATGCCTTTTATGTTTTTTAACATCTATAAGAATGATGCCTTAGAAAATGCAGAAATAGTAGTTGAAAATCTTTGGGACAAACCAGAATTAATGGCCAAGCGTCAATCATATGGGGACGCAAAAATGAAAAAGCTTCATGAGCAGCCTTGGACTTGGATGAATGGCATTAGAAGTGGCCTAGATGAAAACGGCAACCAAATTGGGCCAAAGCATGATGGACTGATTAAACTTGCCGAACCAAATATAGATATTGCAAAAAATGGTAAATATACAAAATAATTTGGTACTATATTCGATACATGCCTAGGACTCAAAGGAACGGTTATGCTCTTTAATAATATAGACAAAAGCACAAAAATAGAAATCTTAGAAGAAAATATTCCAAAATATGAAAAAAATGTTTATGAGATTCTTATACAACTAGGTATTGAACCAGGATCGTTTAATGAAGAAACATTTGAAGAAGCAGATCCATCAGTTCAAGAAGACGACTTGACCGCTTTAGATCTGCGCAAACGCTTAAAAGTATCTATAGACGCTTTGACTTTTATCAAACAAGAAATTGCAAACTTAGAAGAATAATATATGCAATTTAGTCTATCTTCCGAGGAAAAAAAAGAAGCATATCAAACTGTAAAGAGCGAGTTAGAAAAAGCTTTAATTTTAAGATTATCAGTACTGGGATTTGATCCAGAAGAATTTGATGAAGAAAGCTTCATGCCTGCTGAAAACAGTACAGCTCAAAATGATATCTATGATATAATCTGTAAGATAAAAGATATAGATATTAAAATATCTTCACTATAACTGGAGCTTAAATGCAGTATAAAACCTTTGAAGAGTATAATCCATCCGATTATGCATGCTACGCTATAACCAGCGTTAAAGAAGATTTTATTTTAAATACAGTTCATCCTTCTGGTTTGCAAGAGTATTTAGATTATGACATTTATGATATTGGAGATAAAACATTAATAGCTTTTACTAAAATTAGGTTTTATGCAACTGATTTTGTATATAGAATTGTTTCAGAAAATTATACAGAAGATATACAATCTGAAAATTATGAATTCATTGAAGATGTATTAAATGATTCTTATGATAAAAATAAAAACGGTTTTATGATAATGCAATCTGTAAGCAATTACCAAGAAGCACAAGGCGGAGTTTCTTCTCCGGTGGATGATTCTAGAAGATGTGATCTTGAGGATTACGCTGCAGTTGGCTTCTACGACGCTAATAAAGAAGGTGCATCAGATACTTGCGATAGAAACTATCTCGGCGGAGACAACGTAAAAGGTTGGACAGTTTTCATGTCTTCAATGTCAAATATTTATATAGTTAAAATTGAATGCACAAAAGAAATTGACGATAGGGCTTATAAGGATTGGCCTATCAGAGTAAACTTTGCTCAAACGTTCGCCCACTGCCTTAAAATGGCCTATGAGTGGAGCAAGCTAAATCAAGAACCATGGAATGCTGAGGATAATATTGCAATTAGATGTAATAATTCTTTTATTAATTGGTCTATACCACAAGATGCAATTGATGAATTAATAGATTCTCAACCTGATACTGTTTTATCTTTATACTTAAGTGGCGATCAAGACCCAAGAAGATCTATAGAAGAAAATTCATTAGTCCCAACAAAATTTAAAAATTGGTTTATGTCAAGAATAAGATATAGAACATTGGCTTCCTTAATTCAAAATTACCCACAAAATTTAAATATTCCATCTTCTATGTTGGAAAAAGAAAATATATTTTTTGAAACTCAAATATATAAATACTGCGTAGAAAATCAATTAGATATTAACACAATTACTCCTATTGGA